ATTTTTACATCCAGTGCAGCGACACGCGCTCAAGCAATGGCAGTGCCAACAATTGCACGCGCTCGAGGAATTCTTTGCTCAACAGTTGCATCATTGCCAATGGAGCAATACTCAAAACTTAATGGTTCGCATTTATCAACACCATCAGTAATCAATCAACCTGATCCACGCGTTCCTGGTTCTGCAATTTATGCATGGCTTGCAGAGGACTTGTTGTTTCATGGGGTTGGGTATGGTCAAGTTTTAGAGCAGTATGGGGACACAGGTCGCGTTCGTTCATGGACAAGAATTGCACCTGATCGCGTAACACAAAAGTTAAATCATTTACAAACTGAAATTATTGGCTATCAGGTTGACGGTTCTATTGTCCCAACTCAAGGCGTTGGTTCTCTTGTTGTTTTCTACGGTTTAGATGAAGGAATTCTTAATCGCGCAGGTCGCACAATTCGTGCGGCACATGCTTTGGAACAAGCTGCAGAAACTTTTGCGAAAGAGCCTGTTCCATTGCAGGTTTTGAAATCAAACGGAACAAACCTTCCAGCAGAACGCATTGCGAAATTGCTTGAGGCATGGCGTGCTGCTCGTCTAAATAAATCAACCGCGTTTCTTAATGCTGATGTCGAATTGCAAGCGTTGGGCATCGATCCAGCGAAACTCCAACTCAATGAGGCGCGCCAGTATGTCGCTTTGGAATTGGCTCGCGCTTGCAACCTTCCTGCATATTTTGTAAGCGCCGAAGCAACAAGCATGACTTATTCAAACACTTTGTCAGAGCGTAGAGGACTTATTGACTTCTCGCTTCGTCCAATTCTAACTGCAATTGAGCAACGCCTAAGCATGCCTGACTTTGTGCCATCAACAACAGAAATTCGTTTTGACCTGGATGACTTCCTTCGTGGAAATGCGTTGGAGCGTGCTCAGGTTTATCAAATCCTCAACACAATCGGTGCAATGTCAGTCGAACAAATTCAAGAAGAAGAAGATTTAATTGACAATGGAGAAAGAGCATAAAATGAAAATAACAATGCCAGTTACACTTACTGCATCCGATGCTGAATCACGCATCATTGCCGGTCGAATCGTTCAATGGGATGCGGTAGGAAATACATCCGCAGGGCAAACAAAATTCCTTGAAAATTCAATCACATTGGGTAAGGACACAAAACTAGTTTTAGAACATCAACAAACAAAGCCAATTGGCAAACTTGTTGAATGGTCACAGGATGAATCAGGTATCACTGCCTCATTCAAAATTGCAAAAACAACTGCAGGAAACGATGCACTTGAAGAAGCTGCAACAGGACTTCGATCAGACTTTTCAGTCGGAGTTCAGGTTGACTCATGGTCAAACGACAATGGAGTTATGGCAATCACTGCCAGTTCTCTCGTAGAGGTTAGCCTTGTTACATCAGGAGCAATCCCAGGCGCTGAAGTGCAAAAAGTAGCTGCAGTAGATACACCCGAAGTTTCTGAGGAATCTCAGGAAGTTACACAATCCAATCCCGAAGGAGAACAAGTGTCAGACACTACCGTTCCAGAAGCATCTGCCGCAGAAACGGTAGAGGCTGCTAAGGTTGAAGTAAAGGCTGCAACAGCACCTTACATTTCAACAACTGTTCGCAATCCAATCGTCGACAAGGCTTCATACTTGGAGCACTCAGTTCGCGCAAAGATGGGTTCTGAAGAATCACGCATGTTTGTTGCAGCAGCAGCAGATGTTACAGATAACGCAGGACTTGTCCCAACTCGTCAACTAACAGAGGTCATCAACGGCATTTCAAACGCTGATCGTCCATGTATTGACTCAATTTCTCGTGGTGCTTTGCCTGATGCAGGTATGTCATTCGAGATTCCTAAAATTACTGTTGCTCCAACTGTTGCAATCGCAACTGAAGGTGGAACACCATCAGAGACAGACCAAAACGCAGCTTTCGTAACTGTAAATGTTCAAAAGTTTATTGGTCAGCAAACATTCTCACTTGAATTGCTTGATCGCTCATCACCAGCGTTCTTTGCAGAACTCGTTCGTCAAATGGAGTTTGCTTACGCAAAAGCAACAGATGAAAGAGTTGCAACAATTCTTGCAACAAACGGAACAGATGGCGGAAACCGTTCAATCACTGACGGTTCAGATGTTGCTGATTTCGTATCCGATGCAGCAGTTTCAATTTACACAAACACACTCGGATTCGGACAAAACATCATTGTCTCACCTGCACAATGGGGCGTTCTCATGGGCTTGGTTGACACTGCAAAGCGTCCAATTTTCCAACAGACAATTAACCCACAAAATGCAGGCGGAGATTTAACTGCCACTGCAGTTCGTGGAAACCTTCTCGGACTTAACCTCCGCGTTTCTCGTTCATTCTCAGGCACAGGCGATAACTCAATGATTATCGTTAACCCTGATTCTTACACATGGTACGAGTCACCTCGTCTATCATTACAGACAAATCTCATCTCAACAGGTCAGGTTCAAGTCGGTTACTACGGTTATGGCGCAGTTGCAACAAAGATTGGCGCAGGCGCATACCGTTACATGGTTGCATAGTCACAAACTAATCATGAGGGGGAGGTTGCTCCCGATCTCCCCCTCAGCCGTTTAACAGAGAGGAACACTAATGGCATCGATCGTCACAGTTGCAGAACTGCGCTCAATTCTTGGGGTTAGTGTTTCTCTCTACTCGGATGCTTATCTTACAGATGTAATAGATACTAGCGAGGCGGTAATTTTGCCTATGCTCGTAAAGTACGCATCGCCTATTTCAAAAGTGCAGCTTGAAAATAATGTTGCTACTTATGCCGTTCTTGGAAACAATAATTTTTCAGACGGTCAAAGCGTTGTAATCACTGGTTGCGGTTCGCCTTTCAATGGCACATTTACAATCCTGGAATCCAGCAACATTGATTTTGACGATGTTATTATTAACTCAAATCAAAGAATTTTTATTGATGGACTCTACAAAGATTTCAGTGCCTTCTTCACAGTTTCTATCACCAATGCAGACATTTCTGAACGCAATGTCATCCCATCAGGACTTGCAACCCTTTCAGGTGCGGCAACTTATGTTGGTGTGCCAGCAGTCGAATCTGCCGTTTTGGCAGTTGCAGTTGAAGTGTTCCAATCCCGAATTGCTCCAGGTGGACAAATCGAGGGTGTAGATTTCACATCAGTTTCACCTTATAGACTCGGGCGGTCACTATTCAACAGAGTTTCGGGGTTGCTCGGCCAATACCTCGATGTTGAAACAATGGCTCAATAATGCCAGCATCAACAATTCTTTCGTCAATTCGTCAGCCTCTTGCAACCGCACTCGGTGGTGTTGCAGCTAATGTTTACGCCTATGTTCCCGAAGCGCCTCAAGTGCCTTTTTGCGTAACAGTTCCTGACTCACCTTATTTAGAATTACAGACAATCAATAAGTCAACCTTGCACGCAAAGATAAATCTTGTCATTTCAGTTGCGGTTGCTTACAACTCCAATCCAGCAAGTTTGGACAATTTGGAGCAGCTACTCATGAGCGTTCTCGCCGTGATCCCTGTTGGGTACACGATCGAGTCGGTTGAAAAACCAACAGTTACTCAAGTCGGCCCATCAAATGTTTTGGTGTCCGATGTCCGAGTTTCCACTTACTACACACAAACAACCTAAAGGAAAATAAATGGCAACGACAGTAATAACAGGTCGCGACATTTCTTTGTCGTTCACAGGTGGAACAGACATCGAAGCGCAAGCGACATCAGCAATCCTTACAAAAACAAATGTTCGTGAAACCTATCAAACACTTGATGGTGAAGCGTATAAGACAGTTAACATCGAAGGCACATTTGCACTGGAAATGCTTGCAGACTGGGGAAAGACTGATTCAGTTTGTGAGGCACTTTGGACTGCAGCAGAAACTGCACCTGATACAGACATCACAATTTCATTGACTGCAGCTACAGGCGCAGTGTTTTCTTTCCCAATTAAGCCTGAGTTTCCAACAGCAGGTGGTGCAGGAACTGATGCTCAAACAGTATCATTTACATTCAAAGTATCTAAGGGCGCAGTAACAGAAACCTTTAGTTAAAAAATAGAAACGGGAGCACAAAATGAAACTGCCTATTCTGATCGAGTTTAACTCAGGCGAGAAAGCAACTTATGTTGCACAACCTCCTGAGTGGGCTAAATGGGAAAAAGCAACAGGCAACACAATCGGCAAGGCTCAAGACTCCATCGGAATTTGGGACTTAATGTTTTTGGCTTACAACTCAATGAAGCGTGAGTCAGGTGGAAAGCCTGTAAAGAATTTTGAGGTTTGGATGGAATCAGTTGCTGAGGTAACTGTTTTGGATGCAGACCCAAAAGTTTCGAGCCAGGAAGCATCAACCGAGTCCTAATCCAGTTAGCACTGGCAACAGGAATCCCGATGAGTGAATGGCAAACCGCAGAGGAAATTCTGACCGCGTTGGAAATACTAAAGGAGCAAGGGAATGGCAAAGGCTGAATTAGCATTTGACAAAACCGAACTTCGTGGCGTTTTCAAGGCGCTTAAAAACATGGACGATGCTGCAACTGATGAAGCAAGAAAACAGTCAGGCGCTCTCTCAGAATATGCACGCAAAGAGGTGATCGGCACTGCTAACGGTTTGCAATCCAAAGCCGTGGCAGGTCGTATCGCCGATGGTGCAAGGGTTAAAAAGTCATCAAAGATTGGCGAGATAACTTACGGTTTTGCATCTCAAAAATTTAGCGGTGGAGCAACGACCAAAGATATTTGGGGCGGTTCAGAGTTTGGTTCAAATAAGTTTCGTCAGTTCCCTGTTTGGTCAGGGCGTGAAGGTCGGGGTTCAAAAGGTTGGTTTATTTATCCAACACTTCGCAGAATCCAGCCTTACATTGTTAGTGAATGGACTGCGGCATTTAGTCGCATCCTGAAGGAGTGGGGATAATGGCAACAGGTACAAGAGCGTTAACCCTCAAACTCATTGCAGACATTGATCAGTTTAATAAAAATTTGAATAAAGGTTCAACCGAGGTCGAAGGCTTCGGCGACAAGATTTCAAAGTTTGGCAAAATGGCGGCAGCAGCTTTTGCGGCAGCAGCAGTTGCGGCAGCAGCCTATGCAGGCAAACTTGCAATTGATGGAGTCAAAGCAGCCATTGAAGATGAAGCAGCGCAGGTTCGCCTTGCAGCAGCTCTCGAAAATGCAACAGGTGCGACTCGCGACCAAATCGCAGCAGTCGAGGAACAGATTACAAAAACTGCTCTTGCAACAGGTGTTGCCGATGATCAACTTCGTCCAGCATTGCAACGCTTAGCCATTTCAACAGGTGACACTGCTGAGGCTCAGAAACTTCTCAACCTTGCGTTAGATATTGCGCAGGCAACAGGCAAGCCATTGGAAGCGGTAGCAAACTCATTAGGTCGCGCTTACGATGGAAACACAACTTCACTGGGTAGGTTAGGCATTGGGCTATCTGCAGCAGAACTTAAGACAATGAGTTTCACCGAGGTTCAGGGCAGACTTTCAGAATTGTTTGGCGGGGCAGCAGCTAAGAACGCAGAAACATTTGAAGGTCGCATGGCACGGTTAAGGGTTGCCTTTGATGAAGCCAAAGAAACTATCGGTTTTGCTTTATTGCCAATCATTGAGCGTTTAGTCGATTTCATTGTCAATCAGGTTGTTCCTAATTTTCAAAAGTTTGCCAGTGCCTTTGATCCAATCAAAAAAGCAATCATGGACAATAAAGCATCATTTCAGACATTGTTTAACTTCATTGGCGATTATGTTATTCCAATCCTGACCACTCTTGCAGGTGGAGCGCTGCGAGTAGTTGGTGAAGTGTTTGGCAAAATTATTAGCATTATCGGTGCAGCGATAGACAAGATTTCAGCATTTGTTGAGTCAGTTAAGAACATGGTCAACGCCGTTATTTCTGCGTACAACCGCCTCCCAACACCTGACATTTCACTCGTCGGTGGTGGTGGAGGATTTGCAGGCGGCGGCGCACCTGGAGCAATTAGCGGTGGAGGAAACGCCGGGATACTAGCTGCGGTTTCAGGATTAACAGCAGTCACCTCGAGTATGTCAGGGTTATCAGCCGCAGCAGGTGGCGGTGGAGGAACATCAGCAAACAAAAAAGCATTGGCAAAACTTCAATCCGATGCAAACATGTTGCAAGGTTTAGTGGATCAGCTAATGGGCAAACAATACAATGTTGGCGCTGGTAATTATGGCGGCCTTGCTGGAGCAGGAATTTATGGCGGTGGTGGTGGCAATGTTAACATCACCGTCAATGGTGCGATTGACTCAGAATCTACTGCTCGCCAAATTGTAGAAATTCTTAATGACTCAGCAGCTCGAGGAACATTAGGAGCGGCAGGATTTAGTCGATGACCGCATGGAGTCCAGTTTGGCAAGTATCCATAAATGGTGGGACTTTCACAAGTATCACACTCTCAAACCTAACAATTACATCCGGGCGAACAGACATTTATCAACAACCTGTTGCGGGCTATTGCTCGGTTGAGTTACTTGACACAGATCAATCAGGAATAAGTATTGAAATCAATAATCAAATAGCGATTCAAGTCAAGGATTCCACAAACACTTTTATTCCTATTTTTGGCGGTTTTATTACTGATATTGATCAAAGTGTTAAATCATCAGGCGCAAACGCCATTGTTCAAACTTTCAAACTTACTGCTCTAGGCGCTCTTTCTCGTTTGCCAAAGATTCTCACCGAAGGCGTTCTGACAAAGGATTTTGACGGTGACCAAATTTATTCAATCCTTTCGGGGCTTTTGTATAACTCTTGGAATGAAGTTCCTGCAGCTACTCAATGGAATACCTACAACGCAACCGAAACTTGGGCAGATGCTCAAAACTCAGGACTCGGTGAAATTGACCAACCTGGGGACTATGAACTGACTGCACGATCAGCAGACACAACTGATGTCTATTCTCTCGTTGCCGCTCTTGCAACTTCGGGGCTTGGATACATTTATGAAGATGCTCAAGGTCGAATCGGTTACGCCGATAGCACTCACCGCAGTCAATACCTTGCAGCTAACGGATACTTGGAAGTTACTGGCAGCCATGCCTTATCTCGAGGAATTGCAACATCACGGCGAATCGGTGACATCCGCAATGAGGTGACAATTACCTATAAAAATGGTCAACAAGAAACTGCTGATGATTTAACCTCTCAAGCGCTTTACGGCAAGCAGGCTCAAAACATTCTTACATCAATTGAGAATGGGGTGGATGCTCAAGCGCAAGCAGATTTTTATCTTGAACTTCGCGCCTATCCTCAAAGCCTTTTTAAGTCCATTACCTTTGAATTGACCAATCCCGAAATTGACGATTCTGATCGTGATGACCTGCTCAATGTTTTTATGGGCTTACCGCTCGACATCATCGATTTGCCTGACAATATGACCGCAGGAACATTCCAGGGTTTTGTCGAAGGATGGACTTTTAACGCGGGATTTAACAAACTTTCACTGACACTAAATCTCTCGCCTGTAGCGTTTAGCCTACAATTTGTAAAATGGCTAGATGTTAATGCTGCCGAAACATGGAACACGATTGACCCAACCCTGGAATGGATTAACGCTACAATAGTAGCCTGACAATAGGAGAACAATGGCAACAACGACCAATTACGGGTGGACTACACCTGATGACACCGCACTCGTCAAGGATGGCGCATCGGCAATCCGCACACTCGGATCATCTATTGACTCAACCCTAAAGACGCAAATCGATGCACAGATTCCAGATTCATTATTAACAACAACTGGAGACATTATCTACGCAAGCGGAGCATCAACTCCTGCTCGCTTAGGCATTGGATCAACAGGAAATGTTTTAACGGTTGCAGCTGGAGTTCCTTCATGGGCAGCGCCGGCGGCTACTGGTTCAAATTGGTCTTTAGTAAATGCAGGTGGTACAGCGCTAACTGGGGCGCAAACCGTAACAGTTTCAGGAATTACTGGAGCAGATAAACTTATGGTTTTAATAGATGATGCCTCAAGCGCTAGCGCAAGTTCACGAATCTCAGTAAGAATTAACGGAGACACTGCAAGTAATTATTATTCTTATGGTGGTTACATTGTTCCTGCTTCAACTTACTCTGCTGGTTTATCAAAAAGTCTTGGCTCTAGCGGTTCTTCCATAGTCGTTGGTCAGATGTCTGGTGATACTACCGAAACAGTATCAGGGGCAGTTTTAATTGAAGGTGGAAATTCAAGCGGTGTAAAAATTTTTAGCGCACATGGCGGTGCTGGTGCAGGTAGCGGTAACTCACAATGGGGCTTAATGGGCGCAGGTGGTTACTGGGATTCTGCTAGCACAATAACAAGTGTTAGCGTATTTTCTGGTACTGGAAATCTAGATGCTGGCACAGTATTTGTCTACAAGAGCGCATAAGGAGAAATTATGAAAATCATTGAAAAAGAATTTAATGTAATTACTGGAGAAGAAACAATTACAGAACGCGATGAGACAGCGCAAGAAACAAAAGCGCGTTTAGATGCTGAAAAAGCTGCTAAGGCTTATGCCGAAGCAAAGGCAGAGCAAGAAGAAAAGAAGGCTGCTCTATTGGCTCGACTCGGTTTAACCGAAGATGAACTAAAAATTATTCTCGGATAATGAAGCCAAAGTTATCTAAGTCAGCAATCCAACTGAGAGAACAAATTGACGACCAATTCCCCGATCGTGATCGTCGCTCGGACTCAGGGGCTTACTCAGATGCAAGGCATGCTGCTCGTAAGTCTGACCACAATGCGGATGCTAACGGTTGGGTACGCGCCATCGACATTGACCGTGACTTATTCAAAGGGCGGGATGTCATGCCCGACTTGGTTAATCAGGTTCGACTATATGCCAAAAAACATGGACGATTTAGTTACATCATTTTTGACAAAAAAATTGCTTCACCCATCCTTAACTGGAAGTGGCGCAAATACAAAGGCGTTAACCCGCATGTCAAACACGCACATTTCTCGTTTCGCAAGGATGCGGACATGGATGGCTCGTTTTACAAAGAAATCCCTATGATCGGAGAAAACTAATGAATATCAAAAACCCTATATTCCTCACCGCAGGTGCATTTCTTTCTGCTTGGGCAGCTTCAAACTTCGATGTCGATTATCGCGCAATTCTTTGGGCGGTTCTAGCAGGTGTCTTTGGTTACGCCACTCCCAAAAAGTAATGAGCACGCAGGACTTGGCGGTTGTTGTAACTGTTGCGCTGAGCGTTATTGGTTCATTTATTGGGTCGGTCAAATGGTTAGTAAAGCATTACCTCAACGAGTTAAAGCCAAATTCAGGAAGTAGCATGCGCGACCAAATTACTGCACTTGAAGCGCGTGTTGAAACGATTATTCGCATCCTAGAGAGGTAACAATTATCTCATGGCAAGGAAAGCAACTAAGGCGCTTGAGGATCAAGGTTACTCTAGGCTCGATGCTTATTGCATTGGACTTCATGAGTTTTACAAGTCTCTCAAGCGAGCAGGTTTTCCCGATTCAATTTGTATGTCAATGATTATGGAAAAGAGTGCGTATCCTGATTGGCTCTTGCCTACTCCAATAAACCCAAACATTCCTGAACCTGACTGGTATGACGATGAGGATGAATGACAAAAACGAAATCCAGGATTCTAGTAATTTCAGATTTACAGATTCCTTACCATCATGAACAAGCCGTCAAGAATTTAATCAAATTAGTCAATAGGGAGAAGTTCGATCTTGTCATCAACACAGGCGATGAGTTGGACATGCAGTCCCAATCAAAATGGGCAAAGGGAACAGGGCTTGAGTGGGAAGCAACCCTCGATGCTGATCGAAGCGTTGCTCAAGAAATTCTTTGGGACTTACGCACAACAGACATCACTCGAAGCAATCACACGGATCGGTTGTATCACACACTCCTTCGAGGAGCGCCGTCCCTAATCGGTTTGCCTGAACTGGACTATCCAAAGTTTATGGACTTCGCCTCATTAGGCATCCGTTTTCATAAGAAACCTTTTGAATTCCATCCAGGTTGGGTTTTGGTTCATGGGGACGAAGGTTCGATGAACTCCAATGCAGGACTTACTGCACTCGGTTTGGCTAAGAAATTCGGCAAAAGCGTGGTTTGCGGTCACACTCACAGAGCGGGCATCAGTGCCTATTCTGAGGGCATAGGAGGCTCGTACAGGACTCTTTGGGGTGTGGAGGCAGGTAATGTCATGGATAAGCGCAAAGCCTCTTATTTGAAGGCAGGAGCGGCTAATTGGCAGATGAGCGTGGCAATCCTAGAAACCTATGGCAAGAACCTTTCGCCCATGCTTATCCCAATCAACAAAGACGGGTCATTTACCGTGTACGGCAAAACTTATGGATAACCTGATTCGGGACATTTACCCCGTTTATCGGACAATTGATGATTCAATGGACGACACGGAATTGTTGCCGTTTCGTTGTGGGAAATACAAGACAATTTCCTAAATCTATGCAACCCTAATCCTGTAGCGAACCCAGTAGCTGCAAAGGGAGCAACAAATGAACTCATTAACAATTCTTACAGTTATAGGAATATGCATTGCAATTTATGCATCATTTAGATTTGGTCAAGAGTGCGGTTACGATCAGGGAATGGTCGATGGTCGTAAAGCCGTTAGAAATTATTATGAGCAGGTTGGTCGATGAAAGCAACTGAGGCTCTTATCAATGCAATCGACATTATGCAAGATCGTGGTCGAATCTACGGTCATCCGCGAATCAATCAAGGTCGGATCGCTTCGAGGTTATCCAATTTATTCGATTTCCCAATCACGGATGCTCAAGCTGCACTTGCAATGGTCGAGGTCAAACTCAGCCGAATTCAAGAAACGCCTAGTCATGTCGACTCCTATGTCGACTGCCTTGCTTATATTGCAATAGCGCTAGAACTTGCCACGACGGAGGATGAACTTTATGTTTAATCTTAATGATTATGAAACTGTAGAATCTCGAATTGCTAAATTTTGGAAGGATTATCCTGATGGACGAATTGAAACGGAACTTATTGAAGCTGCGACTAATCGATTTATTGTTGAGGCTCGTATCTTTAGAACTGAGGCTGATCCAAAAGCTTGGGCAATCGATTACGCTGCAGAGTCTTTCAGAACAGATTCCAAAGAAGCTGAATTCGCCCTGGAGCGATGTTCAACTTCCGCAATAGGCAGGGCATTAGCGACTGCAGGATTTGCAACAAAGCGACCTTCTCGTGAAGAGATGACAAAGGTTGCTCGAGTCGAAATGGCTCATAAGAAAGAATACATTCCTGTTGAGAAAGAGGATGATCCCTGGACATTCAAAACTGTTGAAATGCCAATAACTGCAGAACAAGCAGTTCAAACAGTCAAGGAAATTATAGGCGGTACAACTGACAAAGATGTTCCTCGATGTCCGCATGGAGAAATGCATTGGGCGCATGGAATGACAAAGGCAAACAAGGCGTGGGGTCATTTCAAATGCATTGCAGCAGCTACAGGCGAAATGAATCGATGCCCTAAAGGCGAAGATGTTATTTGGTACGAAATAGCACCTGATGGGTCATGGCGACCACAAAAGAAGCGTGCATGATGGAGAATAAAGTCATTATTGCTACTAAGGCACGGGAAACTTCTCGACTAGCTGCAGAACGGGTTTATCCAAAGTCCGGGTCAATTCGTTTGTCAGTTTATGAGTATCTGATTAGACAAGGGCTTCGAGGAGCAACAGATCAGGAAATGCAATCAAACTTGAATTTATTAGGTGACACAATTCGACCAACTCGAATGACATTGTTGAAGGATGGATTTATAATCGATTCGGGCGAAACCCGAAACAATACAAATGGCAATCCTTGCGTTGTTTGGCGTGCCATAGACACAGGAATGATGTTCTAATGGCAGAAATGATTATTTTTAGCGATGGTGAAGCGACCATCATGGGCGGTGAGTTGGATGAACCGCAGGAAATTGTTATCTATTGCGAGTTATGCAATGAGCCTGTAGCCATTACTCCTGAGTTCAATGACAAAGTATTTCTGACTTGCATGAGATGCCACGCAGTTAGCCATATCAAATTGCACACATCGAAAGAAGTCGATGACTCAACATCGTAAGCATCGAGGTTATGCGACCGAAAGGCTCGTTGCTAACTACTTGCAGCAGTGGTGGCACGCAGCTAGTGTAGGTCGAGGTCAAGGCAAAGATGTTCAAGGTGTCCCGTTCGACATCGAGATCAAAGCGCGTAACTCACTTGACATAAAAGGGACACTGCGCCAAATCAGAGCACGCACTGCCAAAACTGGGGAGTTAGGTTTTGCGTGTTTTAGACTTAATGGGCAAGGGGAAGCATCAGTCAATGAGTTTGTCTGTATGTTGACATTAGGTGATTTGGTTCAGTTATTAAGAAAAGCAGGTTACACAAAGATTCCTGCAGATATAAATTGGGAGAAGGCATTAGTTCGATGCGATAATTGCGGATCATGGCGAGTCAAGCATTGGAGTTGTAAAACCTGTGACACAAAGGAAAATAATGCCAACTTATGAATATAGATGTCCATTATGTAATTTACAGATGGAGTTGGAGTTACCGATGGAGCACGATTTAGTGCGATGTCAAGATTGTGGCGCTCAAGCAAACCGAATCTATTCTGTTCCCGGACTCGTGTTTAAGGGTAAAGGGTTTTACCGAACGGATAATGCATGATTATTTATGATTTCTTTGCAGGTACAGGATCGAGCACACTGGCATTTCAACATGAGGGTCACACAATAATTAGGGTTGAAATGGATGAATACTTTGAAGCCGATGAAAGGGACATTCTGCAGCTTACTGCAAAAGGCTTAATTGACAAGTATGGGCAACCCGATTTCATTTGGGCTTCGCCTCCATGTCAGAAATTTAGTCTTGCCTCAATTGGTCATTATTGGTCAGGCGGGCGTGGCAATTGCGTTCCTAAGCGACCTGAGGTTTATGAGGCTATTGCATTAGTCCAACACACAGTGGATTTGATGAATGAATTGAATCCTACTTATGGGTGGATTATGGAAAATCCTAGAGGAATGTTAAGAAAACAAGATGTTGTAAAGGATTTACCTCGATGGACAATCACTTATTGTCAATATGGTGATACTCGAATGAAACCGACGGATTTATGGGGAACTATTCAAGGATGGAATCCAAAACCTAAATGCAGTCCCGGAGCAAGCTGCCATGAATCATCACCTTCAGGAACAAATGCAGGTGGCACTGCTAAGTTAAAAAACCCAAAACTTCGATCAATGATTCCTTATGCACTTGGAAAGGAAATACTCGACACAATTACAAAACACCGTTCTGACCTGCACAAATAGAAATGGATTTGACATGACCAGTACACTCAGAGGGCTAGAGCCCATTAGGGGCTCAGAGCGAACCGCTAGGCGGTTAGTTCGCTCGGTAGCCATCGTTATCGGGATAACTCTGTTTGCGCCTATGGCACATGCAAACACGGGCTCAATAGATCAATATATTTACAATCCTAAGAAATATATAAAAGCAACAATGCCAAAGCATGAGGCTAAATGCCTTAGGTTACTTATAGGAAAAGAAAGCGCATGGAATTACAAAGCCATAGGCAATCTCAATGGCACTCATCAAGTCTATGGACTATTGCAAATAAAGAACCCTATTGCTAAAGACATGAACCCGATGCAACAGATACAGTTGCACATGCGATACTTAGAACACAGATATTCAGGTTCAGCGTGTAATGCGTGGAAGCATTGGCAGAGTAAGGGATGGCATTGAGTAGCAGCTTAAAGAACACAGGGTCATCGACTAAGTGGCGCAAGATAAGGCAACGCATCATTAACAGAGATGGTGTATGTCAACGATGCGGTACAGATGAAGCATTGACGGTCGATCATATAGTGCCTCGTATTCTCGGAGGTAACGATTCAAGCGATAACTTGCAAGTTTTATGCATTTCATGCAATTCACGCAAGGGGGGTAGGTTTTTTGAGAGCACAAGAACAC